TCATTAACATTGCAAATGTTTTTGAATCCTTTTTCGTTTCTGGTGATTTTTGAGAACCTTGTGATTGTTCTCTATTTTGGGTTATTTTTTTATCTTTTTTATTCACAACTAAGGGTTCTTCTACTTCTTTTGAAACTTCGTTTGAATATTCTAATGCAAAAGATTTTCGTTTGTATTCAATTGGAACTGTTCTCTCATATATAGACGATTTTTCATCTGTAATTTCAATCGGCTGAAATAAATAATACATATCTTTGTTCACCAAATTACCTAATCTTCCATATTTATCAACCAAATATTCATTCTTGTTCTCAATTAAATAAGTTAATGCACTGAAAATTTGCTCAATTGGATATTGTTTTACAATATTAATTGAATTGATTAATTGATTCCTTGAATATACATTATTTTCTCTATATAGTTGCATTATTCTTGATATAATACGTTGTTGATTCATCTTGACAAATGAATCGGTATATGTATCTTTAATAATATCCCCTTCTTCTATATTCGCACTTGGGTTGCATGTATATGCACAATTATCCATATAATCACAAATATCAGTAAACGGTTTATCGCCTATGTTATACTGAATGGTTTTATTACTTGATAAATTGATTTCTATATTTTGATTCTGCGGTATTTCCATCATTTTTTCTACTGTATAGTTGTTCTGTCCTATATTTAGTATACAATCAACAGATACTTCTTTCAAAACACGTGTAATCTTTCCTATTTGAAGTGCTTTTTTCTCAGCCAATCTATAAACATATAAATCAGCGGCTTCATCTTCGGTATCAAGAATTGTACCATGTAGATATATTTCTACATTACGTTCTTCAAAAGGTAATCTACAATGACTTAAATTACGAACGGCTCTACCAATAATTTGTTCTATACGATTCATGTTATACCATGGTTCTAATACATGTACTTGTCGAATACATTTGAAATCTAAACCTTCTGCTCCCGCCTTTGAAATCAAGACTACTTTCACTTTTTCGCCATTTATATTGTCATTATTCGTTACGTATTTCATATCAGCGGCATTGTTTGGTGAAAATGCTTTATCGCCAGTTATCATTACATATTTTGCTGGATTAAACTCGGATGTATCTTTACCAAACATTGATTTAGGTTTCATAGTAATTACATCTATTTGTTCGGTTCTCGCAGTTTTAAACAAATTCTTTGTATTTTCATAACTACTATATCGTGAAAATCCCATTTCTTCTAATGCTAATGCTAATGGTACTACTCCTCCATCAATATATTGAGAATATATGAGAACAATTCCTTTTGATTTACTAACAATATCACATATATTTGCGATTTTTGCACTATATTTATATAAATGTTCTCTATTGAATATTGGTCCATACTTTTTGAGAACATCTGGTTTATATTCAAAATTATACCTTAATCGTTGAAATTGTTGTGTTTCTTCAACAGAATTCATTATTTTTGACAAACCATTTTTTCCTACAACATCTGATATAATTTGTTCTGTATTTAAGTCGGTAATATCATTCATATTGTCCATTTCAGTATTTGGATATACAATATTCAATGCTTCTAATGGGGTTTGTAATAATGTATAACCAAATGATTCCATATTCTCAAAAGAAGGCATTTCGCGTATTTCTCCATATTTATTGTAAGTATCATAGGAACGTTGTTTCATATAATCAATAATCATTTTATAACCTTTTGATTGATATTCACCGATTGTGTTGGTATATACATTAATATATTTCAATGGAAAATCTATTTCGGTATCATTCATTTGCTTTGTCGGATATTGATTCTCTAAAAATGTATGGTCTTTTGCAAAATCATTTGGGTATATACGATATGGAAATGAATATGGGTTCTCACCGCGAACATATGAAACATATCCTGTTAATTTTCTTTGTAATAATTCTTTCCCACCTTCTATAACCGACCCATCTGGTGATGTTGAACTTGGTTTAAAATTACCATCTTTGTCAAATATATCCGTTAATTCAATTGTTGCACGTTTATCATTTATATTCATTAAATTTATTAACCATACAATTTCTTTATAGGAATTGAACATGGGAGTTGCAGACAATAACAACAATCGCAAATTTTCGGCATATTTTGCGACTTTCATTAATAATAACGCAGTTTTCTTCTTTTCGCTATTATTATCATCGGCTAAACGAATATTATGAACTTCGTCTATTATGATAAGACGATTGTTAAAAATCTTTTTAATTTTACGGATTTCCATTTTACGTAATGCTTCTCCTGAAAGTTCACCATTTTCATCTTTTATAGAGTTGGATATATAGTTTGCTAATTGTCCATATCCCATAAATAAATAATAATTATTAATGATTCGTTTAATATGACTTATTACTTTGTCACGAGGTAATCCTTTTAATTGAGTTGGGTTTACTTCATGAATAAGTGAATTACCTACACACGATTCTATATTCCATAGACCTGTATCCACATTGGAATTACGAATTAACTCCAATTTACGTTCATCAAATAATTGCAATCTGAAATTGGATTGAACGTTTGGAGATGCAACTACTATAATACGTTGTTTAATTCCAATTTGTTTCATATATGACCGCATTTCTTCTGCAATACCAATTGCACTGCATGTTTTGCCACTACCCAGTGCGTTGAATAACAATAAACTATTATATGGAGTTTGAAATGACATGAAATTTTTCACGAACAATTGATGAGGCATGAGTTCGAACTTTGCATTGCACATAATATTTGCCTGTGTTTTAATATCATGGATTGTTCCATCATATTTAGTGTCATTGAATTCTTTACGTTTTGCAATTTTAATGTTGAAATTAGGGTCATTCAATTCTGGATATAAAAAATCATAATCAGTGTTGGTTGCATTGTAATCATATTCCATCTTTTCTTTTTTCAATAAATAAGCATTTGAGTCTTGTTTCAATGCACTTATAGACGAATCAATATTGATTAAAGTATCTTTATCTGGTTCGAGTATTTCAGTGTCATCAATCGGTATATTTTCAATTGGGTTTTGTATTTGCGGTTCTGTTATTACAAGAGGAGTATTACTAGGTCTTTCTGGTAGTTCCAAATCTCTTGATTTCTTTGTCATTCTATTTTTAATCGGTTCACAAATTCCTGTTTTTGGGTTTTTTCTTGTTCCATTTGGACATCTTTTGTCTTTATTTTTAATTACTTTTGTTTCTTCGTTTACTTTTTCTGTTGCAACATTCTCCACTGTCTTTACAATTGGTGGGTTAATTTCTTCGTTTACTTTTTCTGTTGCAACATTCTCCACTGTCTTTACAATTGGTGGGTTAATTTCTTCGTTTACTTTTTCTCTTGCAACATTCTCCATTTTTTCTTCTATGTTTGAAACATTTTGAGTATTCGGTGTAAAAATACTAGAAACCATTTCCGTAAAACTAAAATCTTTTTTTGGGGTAGTTTCAATTTGCAGCACGGGACTTGTAGTCGCCAAAGATAAATTGGGTGTACTTTTTGGAAGAATCAATTCACTTTTTTTTATAGTATCTGGTTGAGGTGGCGGTATAATGGGAGGGTTTACAATGGGAGGGTTTACAATAGGAGGATTTACAATGGGAGGGTTTACAATAGGTTCTTCATTAACAATAGGGTCACAGTTTCCAGTCTTCTTATTTTTTCTTGTTCCATTTGGACATCTTTTTTCTTTTTTCCCTTTTTTGGAGTTAGAATTAATGTTCATAATATATACTCTTAAAATAACAGTATATATTTATATATTGATAAAACAACATTTTATACATATTTATCCACTATATATCTTGCATTTTTTAATAGCACTATGTATATTTGTAATTAATCTCATTTTTTCTAAATTATATGTTCTCATAGAAGAAATACATTCATCATAATCTTTCCATGCCATTTGACTAACTTCATCTTTTTGATAACTGGCATTTATAGTAGTATCTTCATATTTCATATATGTTAAATAATATTTATGTTTATATGACTTGTAATTAGACCCCGTAAAAATTTCTTCAAATGGTAGTATATTATGAACATTTTTTAATTTTTTAACAGAATATCCAGTTTCCTCTGAAAATTCCCGTAATGCACATTCATAATCAGTTTCTTGATAATTTCGACGTCCTTTTGGGAATCCCCATTCAGGTTCATTCCACGATTCATACTGTTTACTTTCTTCTATCAATTGTTTCATATTATAAAATCCAATTTTTGTGTATACACCTTCTTTTAATAAGTTAAATTTTTCTTTTGAACTTATTTCTTCTGATTTATATTGCATTAATACAGATGAACTTGTACCCCATAATTCTATCCATAACTTATCAAAATCATTATCTAACAAATTCTGTTTTTCTTCAATAGTCATTTGTTTTAGCATATTCATTATAAAATATTTGTTATAAATTGAATATTTACCTCGCATAAAATCAATATATCCTAATGTATCTTTGCGGCGTATCATCAAATATTGTGGTGTATCATCTTTTATACGAAATACTATTATTCCAAAACTCGTAATAGGTGTTTTACATTGATGATATAAATGTCCATATTTTCCACAATTATTACAATAGTTATCTATATTATTATTCATTATTCGTGGTTTCTCTATGATTATATTCCAATGTTTCTATATAGTTTTCATTTCCGAATATGTTATTTGATCCAAATGTATGGGGGCCTCATTATTGGTTTTTTTTACACACAATAGCGCATTCATACCCATTAACTCCAAATAAAGTAACGAAACGAAAATATTATGATTTTATACAAAATTTACCATTGTTTATTCCAAATCCTGAAATTGGAAATAAATTTAGTAATTTATTAGACAAATATCCAGTATCGCCATATTTAGATAATCGAGATTCTTTTATTCGTTGGATGTTTTTTATACACAATAAAATAAATGTTATATTAGGCAAAGAACAGTTATTATTTGAAGAAGCATATGATAAATATTATTCTGAATATAAACCAAAACAAATATCTTTAGCTGAAAGATTTCACATTAATAAGCATTATATACACTTTGCTATTATATTAATCTGTCTGTTTTTTATATACATGTATTATCATTGATGAAGATATTTATTAAATTCTATTCTTAATATATAAAATATATGAGAATAGAAATAATATTAATATTAATTACTGTATTTATTGTAGCAAATATATACACAGATGGTAAATATTTGAAAGTGGCATTATCGTGGAAAAAATATTACAAAATGGCAGGTGTCGTTTTTGCGGCATTTGTGATTTACATTTTGATTAAAAAAAATCCACTACATGCGAAAAATATATTAATGACTTCTAATGAATATTTGAAATATATGCCAGTAGATAGAAATGCTACAAAATTTATATCTCCAATTTTAGATTTTACCACGAAACAAACATTTGCAAATGATGGATATAATGATTATTCACATCCTTTTGTACAGATGCCATACCAACAATCACGTGTTATGAATTCAGGTAATCCGAATGCATATGGTAGTAAAGCGAATGCATATGGTAGTAAAGCGAATGCATATGGTAGTAAAGCGACTAAACGGTCAGTAAGTGAAACAAAAAAGAAATTTGTAGCCGCACGCCAAAATTGGCGATGTGGTAGATGCACTAAACAATTACCTGCATGGTTTGAAGTTGACCATAAAACTAGGTTAGAACATGGTGGAAGTAATCACGTGGATAATTTAGAAGCTTTATGTAGAGATTGTCATGGAGAAAAAACCGCTATTGAGAATTTATAATATAAACAAAATATTATTCTATATTATATATAATGGTTAAATTTAAAATGGATGACCGCGCCAAAGGTGCTGCAATAGGTATTCCAGTAGGTTTTGCAGTTTTATTATTTTTAATAATATTCATTGGTAAAAATGATTTTATAATAGAGATTATGAACGCTATTATTAAGAGTGAACCTTTTCATCTAGTTTTACTGGTTATTTCATGTTTGTTGATTATTTTATTTATATTTTTTACATCTTTAAAAACAAAATTGAATAAAATGGGATTACAACAATCATTACCAGTGATTGTAACATTCGGATTGGTATGTTTAATGTTAAGTTTAAACGCAGATGATATTTTAACTAAAAGTTTGCTTGGATTTTCATTTTTAGTAACATTTGTACTAGCATTATTGTTTGGATTTAAATATTTAGATTTATCCGCAGCCACACCTGCAATAATAATATTCGGTTTAATTACTCTTTTTCTACCTTTAAGAATATCCAAAATACAAGATTGGTGGTATCATGTAATTATTGCAATTGCATGTATGTTTACAATAGTATTTGGTTTTTTACTTGGTTATAACCGGGTAAGTATGAAAGTAGGAATACCAATGACTATTATATTTGGATTAATATTTTTATTTATTCCATTTTTTTATAAAGAATATGAAAAATGGTGGATTTACGTATTAGCCACACTTGGATTTATATTGACATTCATTTTTAGTTTTTTACTTGGATATGAAAAAGTCAAAAATGATACAGGAATACCTATAATTGTGATATTTGGAATAATCTTTTTATATTCAACGTTAATGATAATGTCTGGTTCAAATATTACAGCTGAAAATGTAATAAATTATGTGAAGGAGAATGACTTCGCTGAAAATGCAGATTATTTTAAAAATGATTTTATGGCAAATATACCTGTATTTATTTTTATAATATTATTATCAGTAATAATTCATTATGCAATTAAAGACCCAGAAGCTCTTACACAAAATGCATATAAATACGTATTACTTATATTTATTCCTTTTATATTATTTATGTTGTATAGTGTATACAAAAAAACACCAGAAAATACTGGTATCGCATTATTAATATTATGTTTAATTGCGGTTGTTGGTGTATTTATATGGGGTTCTACAAATAAAACCACATTGTATATTTTTTCATTTTTTTCAAAATATTTATTGATACCACTTATTGCACTAATTGGATTTGCTATTTTTTATAAAATTATAATGCAATATATAAATAGTTTATCTGGATACAGTCGTTTCATAGTAGAACTTATATTCTTTATTCCTTGTTTGTTAATTGATTTGGTCGAATTTATTAAACAACAATTAAAAATTACGCCAAGTACAGTATATATATTATTTATACTTGAAATTTTGTTAATATTGATTTATATTTATTTACCAAAGATTATTTCGAAGTCTATCATAACTAAAAGCACAGTATTATTACAAAACCCTACATATTTAAGTAAAGAAAAATTAATAGCGACTAGTAAAATTGCAGTTTCAGATAATAAAGATTCAGTTGACCAAATAAGTCCTGTATTAAAATATAGAACCAATTATTCTATCTCATTATGGACAATTATAAACACGCATTCGGTTTCAAATATATCAAGTGTTCAAAAAAATACTATATTTAAATATGGACATATTGATTCAAATAATAATTATCATTACAAACCATATATATCTTATATAATTGATAAAACTGGTGATAATTATATTTTCCAATTTTCAAATACAGATGAATCTACATATAAAATATCATTACCTACCCAAAAATGGCACAATTTTGTTTTCAATTATAATAATTCGAGAGTAGACCTTTTCGTAAACGGTAAATTGGAAAAAACATATGAATTTAGCGATGATTTACCAGTTTATTCATCATCAGACGAATTCACTGTTGGAAATGAAAATGGTTTAGATGGTGCAATTTGTAATGTACAATATTTTACAGTTCCTCTTACAAACGCTGATATTGCGAATTTATACAGTTTGAATGTATTGAAAAATCCACCGGTTTAATAGAATATCCTTCGGTTTAATAGAATATCCTTCGGTTTAATAGAATATCCTTCGGTTTAATAGAATATCCTTCGGTTTAATAGAATATCCTTCGGTTTAATAAAATATCCGTCACTGAA